TCGCCGCTTGGGCAGGCTCGGCGGCCGCGCGCATGGCGCGGCCCATCTCGCGGGTGAGCTTGCCGTTGCCGGCCTCTTTCAGCTTCCGAGCGGTCCTGTGGAACTCGTCGGTTCCGGTGATGCGGGGGTGTCCTGGCACGGCCGGTCACCCCCTCTCACGAGGTGACCGGCCGGGGATCAGGGGGTTGCGTCGGTCGTCTGGTACTCGACCTTGATCGACAACGTCCCGTTGTCGACGACCTTGATCGGCGTGTTCTGCTGCACGATGCCCTGGCCGCTGACGTTCGGCGTTTCGCCGTCGAAACGGACGTTGGCCGTGACGACGGTCTGGTAGCGCAGCGCGTCCTCGATGATGCCGCCGGCGAACGTCAGCACCAGCTCGGCCTCGACGCCGTTGCGGAACCGGTCGTAGGCGGTGAGCCCCCGGAAATCGCCGGTGAGTGTGCCGGTGATCGCCCGGATGTCGTTTTCGAGGGGCTTCTCGGTCAGCGCGCTGCCGAGGCTGAACCGGTCGGACGCCAGCGGCGTGGTGCCGGACAGCGTGGCGGACTTGACCTTGACGGCCACCCCGCCGACCGTCAGCGTGGCGCTGACGAACGGCAGCCGCCGGGCGCCGGTGGCGTAGGAGACGACGGCCAGCGCGGTGTCGGTTTCCTCGTCCTCGCCGACGATGCCGACCTTGAGCTTGGCCAGCCCCGAGACCGCGCATTCGAGCTGCCACGAGGCGACACGGCACCCGTGGTAGGTGAACGGCTGCACGGTGCCGCTCTCGTCCGGGCGGCCGACCTGGATCGTCTGCGCCACCGGCAGATCACCGGGGGTGAACGTGTGCAAGTAGACGGTCGGGCTGGGACCAGCCGCGGGCTGGCTGGTCACCACGGTGCCGAACATGTGCTTGAACCACCGACCGTGGCCCTTGGTCGAGAGCTCCATGTTGATGTCACCGGCGACGGTGCGCTTGCCGGTCTCCCAGTCGTCGGACCGCATGATCCGGCGGCCGCTGCGCAGCTCGGAAGACTCGATCCGCTCGACGCTGAGCTTGAGCGACTCGTCGAGGAACTTCACGCCACGCTCGGGGGTCACCGGCGTGCCGTAGGTGACCTCTTCCGAGGTCATGAGCTGGGCGTCGATGGCGGTACCGGTGCTCACGACTCACCTCCGGTCTTGGCCTCGGCCTTGGGCTTGGGGGCGGGAACGGGCGCGGGGGCCTCGGTCCACGTGGACTGGGCGAGCAGGGCCGCGGCGAGGGCCTGGTCCTCGACGAGGACGGCCTCGCCGCGGCGAACGGTCCGGCGCAGCGCGGGTACTTCGACGGCGGTGTGCGGACCGTCATAGACGAGTCGGGGCACGGTGAACCTCCAAGGGGCACAAGGGAAGTACGGGCCCAGGCAGTGGGGGGCCGTGCGTACTGGGGGAGTGCGGAGCGGGTCAGTCCTCGTCCGCGTACAGGCGAGCTCGCACGGTGAACGTCAGCCCGAACCGGGCCGCGCGCGTGGTGCTGTTCTCGCCGATGGGCCCGCCGATGTAGGCCCAGGCCGTGAGCTCGATCCACTCGATGGCGTCGATGGTGCGCGGGGTCTCGGCGACTTCCTTCTGCACCTCGCGCAGCAACTCGACCGCGCGCAGGTCCGCGGCCTGCTGGTCGCGGCCGTCCTGGCACAGGACCTGAACCACCATGCCGAGCGAATACGTCTCGTCGACGTCGCGCTCACCGGCCTGGATGTGCGGCAGGGTGTTGTCGCCCTCGGCCTGGTCGTCGAACCACAGCGCGTCGGGCGCCAGCTCGGTGGCCGGTTTGTCGTACGCCACCTGCACATCGGCCAGGCCTGGCCGGTCTTGCAGCCGGGCGAGCAGGCCGATGCGCAGGGCGATGAGCGAGGTACCGCGCATCTCGGGACCTCCCGGTCACATCGGCAGTGGGTCCTGGATTTCGTCCGGGAACATCTGGCGGACCGCCTTGGGCATCGCGAAGGTCGGGAAGCTCGCGAACGGGATGTCGAACTCGCCCTGTGTGGCAGTCGTGTCCTCCATCGAGCGCCAGGCGTTGAGGAGGATCAGGCCGACCGCGCGCTTGTGCTTCGGCCGGACCGACGCGGTGTCGGCGAACCGGCCGGCCACGTAGGTGACCTCGACGTTGTTGCGGCCGCGGGCCCAACTCGCGTCGAGACCGCCGACCCGCCGGTGCAGCTCGCACCCGAGGAACCGCGGGTCGTACTCGTAGGGCTCGGCCACGTAGCCGTCGCTGGGGTTGCCGTTGGTCTCGGCCACCAGCTCGTACGGCGTCGAGCCGCTGTACTCGACCACCGACGTGACCGAGGTGTTGGGGTGGTAGCGCAGGAACAGGGTCGTCTCACCGCGGCCGGTGAGGTGCTCGACGACCGTGCGGCACACGACGGGGCCGATCAGGTCGTCGAGCATCTCCGAGGCCGCAGTGATCCACGAGGCGAGCGTTGCCTCGTCGAGGCTGGCCACGTGCTTGCGTAGCGCGGCCTTGCCCTCGGCGAGGGTGAGTACGTCGATCACGTCCGCCATCGCGGCACCTCCGGTCAGCAGGCGATCGAGGCCAGGGCACCGGCGCCGGTCAGGGTGGCGTGGATGCCACCGGGGAAGATCGCTCCACCGAGCGGAACCACCGTGGTGGTCTGCACCGGCGCCTTGACGGTCAGCAGCACGTCGCCGGTGCCGTCGCTGCCACCGCGGAGCTCGACCGTCGCGGCCGCGGCCGCCGCGGTGAGCACCACGGTGCGCACGTAGCTGGTCGCGGTCTCCACCGCACCGGTCGCCGAGACCTGCCTGATGGTCGAGGCGTTCACCGGCCTGCGCCTCGCGGCTTGCGCAGCGGCTTGGCGGCCGCCGGTGCGGGCTCGACCACGGGCTCGTCGACGGGCTCGTCCTCGACCGGTTCCGGGGACGGGTCGACCACGGCCGGGTGCTCGGCGAGCCACTCGGCGTGCAGCTCGTAGGCCTGCTCGACGAGCTCGGGGGTGAGGTCCTCGCCGAGGGCCTGGTCCTCCTCGTCGCCGACCTCGATCGTCAGCAGGGTGCCGGGCGAGTCACGCTCGACCCACTCGGCGTCGGGCTGGTCCAGCGCGACCACGTCGCCCTGCTCCCAGGGGCCGAACGTCTTGCCGTCGCGGCTGGCGGTGTAGCGGTGTCCGACCTCGTAGAAGTCCTCCACGGTCACACCCCCTCGATGTGCACGAGGACCCACACCGTGACCACGATGTCCGCGGTGACCGGCGCCCAGGTGCCATCGGTGGTGATCCGGCAGGCCACCCGGTCACCGGCCACGCCGGTGTCGGCGCCACGGTTCTGGGTGGACCTGGTGGACTGGGTGGTCGTGGCGTCGAGGGCCGCAGTCAGGCCGGTGGCCGTCGCGTTCACGAGCGGCTCGACCGTGAGCGTGCCCGCGGACCGGGCGGCCGAGGACCGGGCCGACACGCCGATGATCTCGAAGTCCCAGGGGATCACGTAGGCGTCGGCGGCGTTCTGGTCGTCGGCGGTAGCCGCGGCATCGCGGACCTCGGCGACGGTGAGCGCGGCGTTGGTCTGGCTGGCCGCGACGTCGGACTGTAGGAAGTTGAGCGCGACGAGCTGGCCCTTGGCAATGACACGCTCGATCTGGCTGGCACGAGACATGGCTCGGTGTCCCTCCAAGTAGGAGGGCCAGGCCCCCGCGGTGGGGGCCTGGCCCAGAGCGGATCAGGTCAGTTGTCGATGTTGTAGAGCGTGGCGACGGACTCGATGTTCGCCGCGCTGCCGCTGGGGGTGAAGCGGCCCATTCCGAGGCGCATCGACAGCACGATGCGGGTCTGGTCGGTGCCGGGCAGACGCTCGGTCTCGACCTGAATCCGCCGACGCCAGCCGACCGCGAAACCACGGCGGTTGAACGTGGTGAGCTGGCCCTTGGTGTTGTTGCCGGCGGTGGTGGACACCTTGCCGTCTGCCTCGGTCTTGGGCGCGGCGATCGTGCTGATGAGCGGGTTACCCAGCAGGCGCGCGACCTCACCGTTGTGGACGGTCGCACCGGCGCCGTACTTGTCGACCGTGAGGACCTCGTCGAGCAGCGCGAGCCGGTCGGCGGTGTCGGTGTCGGCGATGTGCACCAGGTCGTCGGCGCTGACCGGGTGGCCCCAGTCGACCAGGTTCGCCCGGTCGATCATCAGGCCGCGCTGTGCCTGGATCTTGGCCAGGGTGAGCCCGCCGGCGACGTTCGTCGCGTTGGCCGTGTTGTCGACCAGCGCGGCGTGCCGCACACCATCGAACGCGAGGTAGTGCTTGGTGTCGGCCGGGTCTGCGTCGTCGAGGTTGATGTTGCCGGTGGCCGCGTTCGTGGTGTCGCCGTTCAGGACCAGGCTGTCGCTGTAGTGCGCGACCGACAGCGCGGCCTGGCGACGGAGGAACGGCACGAACGGGATGAGGGAGTCCTCCTCCATTTCGCCCGAGTACATCTGGTGAATCACGAACTTCTTCGCGTCGACCTGCACACGGTTGGAGCCGGTCTTGACCGTGGGGTAGGGGCTGCTGTTGTTGGCCGTGCTCTCCGAGACGTAGAGCATCTCGGGGATGTCGACCTCGACCGGCAGGTAGGCGCTGGGGTGCTGCATCTCGAACGAGCTGATCAGCGGGAAGACCTTGCCCAGCGCGCGCGGCGCCTCCCACAGCTCCCCGACGTACTGGGCGCCGATGAGCTGCGAGCCGTAGCCCGACTCGGCGGTGTCCATCGCGCGGATCGCGGCCTGGTACGCGCCGGTGAGCTCCCACTTGCCCTGGGCCGCGAGCTCGCGGTCCTTGCCGTGGAACTCGGACAGCGACAGCCGCGGGTAGACGTCGTCCAGCGCGGCGCGGTCGATCTCCCGCACCTTGTCCATCGGCAGGTACCGGGCGTGGCTGATGGCCTCGAACGTCCGCGTGAGCTCCTCGGACGGGCCGGGGTGGATGCCCCCGCCCTTCTTCGGCAGGCCGCGCTGGGACTCCATCAGGTCGTGCAGGAACTCGACGTCGCTGACCGAGAGGCCGTAGCGCGCGTACTTGGTGCCCACGAGCGGACGGTCGGCCGGGCCGTTGCCGAACCGGATCTTGCGCACGAACTCCTGGTCCGACACCAGCAGCGCGTCGAACGTGCTGCGGATCAGCTCCTGAAGGCGCTCGTCCGAAACGGACTCGTCGACAGCGTCCATGCGCTGACGAACCTCGGTGGCCAGCGTGTCGAGGGTCGTTCCCTCGGTTCCGGTCATGATGCCTTGCCTCCTGCGGTGAAGGCTGCCAGGAGGTCCTGCGCAGCTCGGGGGTCGACGAGCGCGACGGCGGCCGCGCGCTCGGAGTCGGTCTCGTCGGCGGGGGCCTGGCCCTCGTCGACGTCGGGCGCCTCGTCCTCGTCGACCTGGTCGACGGGCCGGGCGTCGGCAGCGCGCTGGAACGCGCGGGCGATGGACACGGCGAGCGCCATCGGGTCGGCGGCCTCGGCGAGCTCGTAGCTCACGCGCACCACCAGCTGGTCGCGCGAGCCCTCGCGGCTGCACTCGACGTCGACGATCGTGGCGTCGAGCGCGGGGTCGGCGAGTGCGCGGGCCCACGCGGAGCGGCCGCCCTGGGCGACGGCGTCGGGGTCCATCGGGACCGGCACGCACGACAGCTCGGTGAGTTCCCACTCCTGGGCGACACCGCCGAGCCAGTACGAGCCCTTGCCGTCCTCCCAGGCCCACACGTTGAAGCCGATGGACACCGCGTTGAGAAAACCGGCGCGGTACTTGGCTTCCACCTTGCGGGCGAACTCGTCGTCCTGGTCGAACACCACGTCGATGAACAGCTTTTCGCCGTTCACCGCGGTGTTCTCACCGCGGGCGATGGGCAGGCCGTCGCGGCCCCAGTACTGGTGGTTGTAGCCAACGACCGGGTTCGCGAGGTAGCGCTCCAGTCGGGCGCCGGACATGCGCAGATCGATGCCGTCGCCCTTCTGGCCCTCGGTCGCGGCGATGAACCGGATGGGGTCACCGGGCTGGCCGGGGGCGTCTGCGTCGCGCACGAGGTAGGCACGCGTGTACGCGGGAGCGATGCGCTCGCGCGCTGGGGGTGCCGTCATGGCGAGTCCTCCTCGGGAGGGTCGAACGCGCGCAACAGCGCGCGGGCCTCGTCGTCGGAGACGACCTCGGACTTGTCGACGGCGGCCTCGGCCGCGGGGGCCTGGCCCTCGTCGTCGGGAAGGGTGGTCGGGGACGTGTCGCCCTGGGGCGTGCTGTCGCCGTCGACGACGGCGGCCTTGTTGACCGGCGCCCACCAGACGTCACCCCAGGGAACTGGTGGCAGGCCCTGCTTTTTCCGCCACTCGTTGATCGTGATGCCGCCCAC